TCCCATTTATATACATAGTTGTTATTGTCATCTATGTATATTGTTCTTTCTTGCTTGTTATATCGTGATAATTCCACGATATATTTATATTCTGTTCTTTTCATTTGATTAACCTACACTTTCTTTTAATGCTTGTCTAAACAATCTTACAGCTTGTTGTTTACCATAACCTAAATATTGTTGTCTAAAATCGCTATTCATATCAACAATTTCTAACATACCACTACCGAAGTATTGATACATTAAATAATCATTAGTTGTTTTAATTAATTTTGGATATTCCATTACTTACCTTTCTGTTTATTAACCTACCTACATTATACCTACATTGTAGTTATTGTCAAATACTATTTACTTTACGCTACATTGTCAATAGGTGGCGTGTAGTTTACCTACATTATAGTTGTTATATTGTTCCTACAATATCGCTAGACAATAGTTATTTACCTACACAATAGAAAAAAGCTAGAGTCAAGGGGATCAACTCTAGCTTTAATCTTTTTCTGCGTTGGTTGGTTAGTCTTTTATATAATATTTTTTGTTTAATTTATCTACAAGAACGCCACTTAATAACCAACTAAACGCTATTAGTAAGACTAATAAAAATACACTAAACATAATTAAAACCCCCTTTTAATAAAGTCTTTATAATTTTTATTTGTACATTTTTTGCATACATTATGAACGCTCAAAAAATAATCTTCAGCGTTTAATTCTGTCTTACATTGATCACAATTCATTTAATTAACCTACTTTCTAGTGTTTATAAACACCCTACACGCAACCGGTAACAATTGCGTGTTAGCTATTTATTCTGTTTCTGCTAATTCGTTATTTTCTGCTATAACTTCATCAATCATTTTATTTACTTCTTCTAACCCCCAGTTATTAAAGATAGTTAAAGAATTACCAAATAAAACTAATTCAATATAACCATAATGTTCAAAATTAACTGAACTCATACCACTATCATTATATGATATTGAAACAAAATCAGACCAACAACTATGACCATTTAAAGACCAATCATACAACCGGTTTAAATGATCCTTAGCTTGTTCATAAGATACTGTTTGATTATCCAATTATTTCACCCCCTTTAATTATGTTTGTTAAAAGCAACTTTTAAATCTCTGTAAGAACCTTCAAAAAATGCATTACTATTAACTGTCAATAAATTCCAATCTTCAAAATATAAATTATGATTTTCATAAGTATCTCTGATTATTGTAAAATCGGCTAAATTATACCTAACATTACTATTTTTTAACTTACAGTAAACAGTTATAGTTATAGTTCTGTAATTATCATTATTTTTATTTCTAGTCATATCAATGAAGTCATATTTTTCTTCATTACTACCATTTCTGGTGTTAATGAATAAACCATTAATTACTTCATCATAGGTATAAATACCACACGCAGAAGTCTTAACAATATTTTTATCAACAATGTCATCATCATATTCAGCATATTCTGATTCAATATAAAATTCATTAATATTAAATACCTTGTTAATACGCACTAACCAACCATATAACACTCTTAACATCATATGAAAGTTCCAAGATCCCATAGAGTAATATTTTTTATCTATTGGATTATCAGCGTGAAACTCAATATATTCAAGAGTATCTTTATCTTGAAAGACTAGATGACAAACACTGCAGAATATATCACTACCACCTAATAGTAATAATTCTGTGCTTAAACATTTAAAGCAATAGTTACTTAATTTTTTCATAATTACCCCTTTACGATAATTAACCAATACATAAGAATAATATTAATTAGTTAAATTAGTTTTACAAGTTATTTAATTATTTATTTCTAGGATCGTTTAAGCTTATAAATCTTTTATATTGGTAATTCTTTAGATGATTGTTATTAATAAAATGTTATTAACGCTATACAATTAAATACACCCCATACCCATTTATTAAAAAAAATATCCTATATGTTTTCATACTGGTTAATTACTGGAATAAAACCTTATAAACATTGATTATTTAACCAATTTAATTAATGTTTAACGCAACTTAATGTATATTATCGGACAAATTAAATGCAAATATCAATGTTAGCGTTGCCCTAGCGTAGCGTAACACTTCAGACTATTTGTGGAAACTATTTACAGTAAAAATACCTACTATATATTGTGTACTTTACCAGACATACTACATATAGTTGGTGAGCTATCACAGTAGTATCTATTCTGATCACCAATCTGTTTTAATGTGTTTTCACACTCTTTACATACTTTCAATAATGATAAGTATATTATAAAAATAATTATTAATGAATAGTTCTAACCCTGTGCTACGCCCAACCCAAACCGAATTAACTCCATATCGCAGCAGTTATAAAACAAAATGTAGAGTAATAGGCTATGACCCTAGTTACTATGGTCCAGCTAGTCCACTTGCCCTGATGTTGATGATCCGATATTTCTTTCTAAAAGCTGGAGAAATATCTTGTTTGTTGTTGTTATAGTATCACATCTTTATTAATATACAAATCATCTAAGAAAAGTTCTTAGATTTGTGTAGGGGTACACAATTAGAAAAAGAAAGAGCTTGAAATCATATAGACAAAAGTGTGTGTTGATTTAAGTTAATTCATTTTCTTTCATAACAGTAAATGGACATACTGTACGGAACAAGCCCTGCTTCGGCAGGGTTTTGTTTATTGACTTATTTTCTTTTATGGTATATAATTAAATTACTCAGTTCTTATGAGTATCAACTTCCCTGTTTGATTAACCAATTGCCCTAGCTAGACTAGGGTATGGAAAGGAAAGTATGACAAATATACCAGCAGTTGACTGCGATCAGTGTTTACAACCTACTTGGGCTGATGACTTGTATGATGGATTATGTTCTACTTGCAGTCAAAACGATTTATCAGAGTTCTTTGAATAAAAATTTTTTTTTATGGTTCTAGTGGGTCTTGTAAATTATCAGGAGCATTACGACCTTTTATTCTAGGATAAACTTTAGGTTTATGATTATTACAATATTTGTACTTGTTATATTTTGATATAACAGTATCACAGTTTTTATCAATACAAATTCTTCCACTACTATATGAAGTAGAGGGTTTGTAATTAGGATATTTATTTCCTTTTATATAATCACTCATTAAGCTAAGTATAGGAGAAGATATGCCAGGTAAAGGATATTCATACAAAAAAGGTATGAAAAAAAATAAAGGTAGAAAAAAGAGAAAATAATGGCTGAATGGCGTGGAATGAAAGTGAAGCTCAACAATCCCACTAGGATTCAAAAAGGCGAACCAGGATATGGTCGTAAGAAATTTAAAGTGTTTGTATCAGACAATGGGAAAGTTAAGAAGGTTATGTTCGGTGATCCTAATATGGAGATACGAAAAGATAATCCAAAAGCTAGAGCTTCATTTCGTGCCAGACACAAATGTTCCACAGCTAAAGATAAGACAAGTGCAAGGTACTGGTCTTGTAGGATGTGGTAATGCCTTTTCAAAAAATAGGTCCTAATAAATTTAAATCACCTAGTGGTAGAATTTATACAAAAAAACAGGTACAGTTATATTACGCAACAAATGGATTTAGGAGAAAATAATGAAATCTAGTGGAAAAGTATCTTGGAAGTGGGGTGGCAAAACTCATTATGGAACACTTATACCAAGTAGAGAAACAAAGTCAGCGAGATTTGCTAGAACAAAAAATGGAAAAATAAAAAGACTTCCTAAGTAATGGCTGAACGCAAAGTATGTGCCAATCCTGGTTGTGAAACCAAGTTTAGAGCTAAACATAATAATAAACGATATTGTACTGTTCAATGCAGTCGTAAAGCCCAACATAAACGAAGTAAAGAAAAAAAACAAAAAGATTTTACATCACAGATGACTGCTGTGCGTGGTGAGCATTATGAGGAATATGTTAGAGATTATGCAGAAGCAGTAGTAAATAATTTAATTAAGAAAGTTGATGTAGCTGATTTATTAGGTGTAACTAAATCGTTAGTATCTAAAATGCACGAAGCATACTTAATAGATAAAGATAATTTAACTAAACAAAAAACTTGGAAAACACCAAAGGAAGCATTAATAGCTTTAGAGAAATTTGAAGATTTTAGAGATAGATACTTCCAAACAGAAACAGGAGATAAATACGAAACAGCAGACTTTCATCAGAAATGGATTCAAAGTATTTTACAAGCAATAGATGAAGGTGGCGAACAAATGATACTATCTCCACCACGACACGGCAAAACAGACTTGCTTACACACTTTGCTGTATGGCAGATATGTAGAAATCCTAATGTAAGGATTATGTGGGTTGGTGGTAATGAGGAGATAGCAAAGAATGCTGTAGGTGCTGTAGTAGATCACTTAGAACATAATGAAAAAC